CCAGCCGTGAAACTGGCTACCAAGCACACTAGTATTAATATTACTTGCCAAGGTTTCATATATTGCGATACTCCTCCTCGGCATTAAAACACGGACACATCTTCATCCACTCGTCCGGTTCAATCTTACCGTTACCGTTAAGATCCGGGGATAGGTCACGATGACCGCAGATCCTACTATCCGGGAACTGTACGACCAAATCCAACAACAGCCTTATAATCGACTGTCTCTGTGCCTCCGTACGTGTATCATCCGGATTCCCGTCCGGATCAAGACCACCCTCATAGCATATTCCTATACTATTCTTGTTATATCCGGTCACATGAGCCGGAATCAATTCCAATGGACGCATAGATACTATCTCCCCGCTCTTCCGGATATAATAGTTATAACCTGCGGAGTTGAATCCTCTCGCCTTGTGGTCTCTCTCTAATTGCTCAGGGGTATAATCCTTATCTACCCTAGTGGCCGAACAATGGATCACGATCAAGTTGATTTTCCTGTTAATCGTTCTCATATCAATTATTTTTTATACTTTTATGCGCTTTGTTAACTTTGTTCCTCTATCATAACCTGTGACAGGCGTGATAGAGGCGTTTTTTACATCCAGCTCCCCTATCCTTTTGGATCAGGGGAGCCTTTTTTATTCTTTGTCTTGTTATACTCATCCAAGAAGTTGACCTTGCTAATAAACTTAACGGCGGCAACCCAATACAAGAAGGCTATCACCTTGTTATCCGGAAATACCTTGCCCATGTTCTTTAAGACATTGGTTCCGTAAAACCATATCATCGCCCACGTGATCCAAGAAACTAAAGCCTTGGCGTTATCCTCCGATATATCCATCATCACGCCTATCCAGAACGAGATGATTATGATCAAGAAATAGACTAGCATGTAGACCCAGCTACGGATGAACTTGCTCTTCCGGAAATCCCCGTGATCCGCAGCCAATCCCCAGAACGTATCGATGAAGGCCAGCGACAGGATCACCACCAAGAAGTTCTCGATCGGCGACACGAAGTCCATCGCCGTGACAACGGCGGCTATGGCGATGGACTTTAACCAGTTGGCGAGGTCGGATATGTAGGAGAGGTAACGGTACATAAGGTTGTATCTATCAAAATAACTCGTTGAAATAGAATGATGCCCGATATGTCTCAAACGCCTCCGGAAACGCCTTGACCTCCATCCCCGAATCCAAGGCGTATTGGATAATATCTGACACTTTCTCATCTACGTCCGTGCCACTGCCCCAAGTATTAGCATGGGTGACTATGACAACCCATCCATTATCGGCAACACATCCATCTATCAATCTCTTGGTTCGGTCTTGATTTGATTGACTTGACACGCTTATTCGAGGGATGTTATACCTGTCACAATTACCCGCGATGCTTATGAAACTGTTATTTGACGTAGCCCCGCTCATCGTCATGAGGCTTTCCATCCCATGCCTCTTGGCTAGGTTCCTTATAAAATCATCATTGACTCCATAAGGGGTAATCCAATGCTTATAATTCAAGAAACCGTATCTTTCCATGTCTCTCAATCCCCTGATGAAATTCTCCTTTATCAAACTCTCGTCATACATCGGGTTCCCGGATTCCCAATATCTCGTCTCATCACCTCTTTGGTAATAGCAATGATAAAGACAACCAAATCCCTCTTGCTCATACAGTAACAGCAGGTCGGCCAATCCTTCTTGCTCATTGAGGTTCTTAGTCATGACCGCATAGTTCCCGACAACACCTTTAGACACGAACAAATTCCTGTATCTCTCAACAAGCGCTATACTGGACGTGTCATCATCGACAAAGGATATCATGGGTTTTCTTGGTTTAGAAAAAGCCGATTTATCGGCGCATAGCTCGTTTAGCTTATAGGAAGCATTGCCATTATACGACGTTTGCTCTGGATTGTCCATTTTATTCGCCGTAGCCGTTATCACGGCGTTATTATCCGTGTACATAGTAGTCCTACCCAATTTGCTCCCTCTCTTCTTAAAGGTTTCCGCTATGTCGGTATAATCGCTGGTAATATACCGACCTCCATTGATAGGCTCATAGGCCGTCTTATGGGTGCCGATCTCTATCTGCGGATAGAAAGTGACATCACCCACGAATCCCTCGGCCACGAATAGTCTTATACCGTACTCTACACCCGCCTTCGCCTCAAAGGTCAAGCCGTTCTCATCCACTAATAAATTGGAGTTTACACCATCCCCTACCTGCAACTGGGCCTTAAAGTCATAGGTCTGCGGGACGCTGCAATTCCCTGATACCGTAACCCATGTATCATTGGCGAACTTGAACTTGAAGTTATGATTCCATGTCTTTCCATTTAGATTCCAGTATTTCTCCGGAAAGTTCTCGCCCGAGGATACGCTATTACCGGTAGATCCTTCTGATACCACCCTTATCGTATTGGCGGTAAACGTATAGGTGTTACCATTGTTGATCCTTTTTACCATATCGCTGGTAATCATGAAGATATTCTTGCCACAAAAAGTGACCAACGTATCCGCTGACAATCCGGAGATGGACAGATCCTCGAAAGGAAGGGTCGATGTACCCTCCAATACCAAGGGATTGCCTACGCCTGAGACGGTTCCCATATTATTGATATTATCCAGTTTACCTTTCACTTGATCGCTCGTGTAAGTATCGATCAGGACGGGATGGACGACCTCGTCGACGGTTGTCCCGCTAAGTACCCTTATAGCCAATATAAGGCCGTCTGCATCTTTAGGAGGGGTGAAGGTATAGTTCTCATTTACCATACCACCGGTTTTAAACTCACCGCCGGCATAGATCCATACGATGAAGAGAGCATTCTTGGCTGAGTATATCAACTGATAGGTCTTACCGGGAACGATACTATCAGGCAATTTATTCCGGTCAAGATAAATAGTATTCGATACATCCTCAGTGGCGGTTCCGTACACATGGTATCTGCCCTGACCCAGATATTGGAAGGTTACCCCATTGGATATAACAGTGGCATGGGTGAACTCATCCCTCTTGAGCATATTATCACAGTTCAACATTCCAATATCCGCAGTTGATTCCGCTAATTTTGTCACCTCCCCCCTCAAGCTAGTCTCCCTTGCGTCCGTGCCAATCCACGCCCCCGCCTCATGATCAGCCGTGAACTCATACAAGAGACCGCCGTAATTAACGATCTCGCCTTTTACGTAGGGCTTGGTATCGGAGAAGACTGGGTACGTGTCTAGGCCGACCAAAGAGGATACGCCTTTCTGGTTAATCACGGCAACCTCGCTATCTCCGATCGTGCCAACAACACTGGTTGGATTAGAGGGGTATTCCAGATCATTCCAATGTGTGACACCATCACCTATCTTATAACCTTTACCTCCGTCGATGACGATTCCTATCTCCCCTTCCGAAAGAACAGGGTTAAACTTAGCCCAGTTCGATGCCGTATCTCTTCTTTGTAATACTCTGTCCATATTCCTTAAATTATTTTATCATAATGATATTACTGTCCTTATAAGCCAATCCGAATTTCGTGTCATAATAACATCTGACGTAATATCCAGAGGCATAATCCTTCACATCCCTCATGATTACGTTAAAAGTATTGTCTTTTATGAAATCCTTGCACATCACGGCATTATGCCCCATGTATCCTTCTGGGGCCGGAAAATACGGATACTCTCCTTCCTCCGCTTCTATTAGGTATATTACGTTATACCAGCTAGGTTTTACATTGTCGCTGTATCCTGTCAACCTCACTGTAATATCATCCAAGATAACATCACCCATGTCTATCACAGATAGTTTAGCGTGAAGATCATCATTATCGGTATACAAATCATACTCTGCCGTCCCTGATAGATATGGTCGCACGTTATATAGCTCGATCCCGTTCACGATTTTAGAGGACATTCCCGATAAAAGGTATCTATTCGTATTGCTTCCATCAGAAATATTAATATGCTCCCCGTCTTTGACCGCTATAAAGACATCTTGCCCTTGCTCAAAATAGGTCCTATCCCCATATTCAGAAATGACATTCTCGCTATATTCTATTTTAGGCAAAACCGGTATCCTTTGATTTTGGAAGCGGTATAATTTAAAGACCCTCTTATCATGAGGATCTATCCCTTTAAGGATTTTCTCAAACCCATCTTTATCGTAAACCGTTTCCATCATATTATATCCTCCTTGCTCCGTAACGACGATATTATAGATGCCATCCTCATCCACATTGACAGAGGAAACAACCTTACAATGCCCGGAAGTCCACAAAATATCACCTATGTTTATTTGCTCGATATCAACATAGGTGATCTCCTCGGCAACCTCCGGAATCTCCGTCGTGGTATAATATATCTTTTGACCAGATATATAAGATCCAAAAGTAGAGCAAACGGTACCATAATAAGAGCCTCTTCTAGTGTCCTGTCCGTAACCTTTACTATATAAAACACTTCCCTTATTCTTTACCGCCGAAAAAAAGGAGGAGAGACCACGGTTATAGTAAATGTCGTTACCAAAATTAAACACGGAACTATAAGGAAGGCCACTTATAGCCCCACTGTAATATGACAATTCTTGTGAATTACGAGGTATATTACCTTCGGGTTGCCACGTCGTGAAAGTTTTATCTAAAAACGCCCTCATCAATCGATCCTCATAAGTCTCTCCAGATCCTCCCGATCCTCCAGAGACCCAAGAACCCCAACCCGATGTGGTACGATATCGGGAGAACATCTTCCCGCTTGAGGCTATGACTATTTGCACGGTACGGCTTAACTCGGTATACTCCGTCCGGAAATAAGGGAATAATAGAAGTACGCCTCCGTAACTAACTGGTGCGTTTTGAGGAACCGAGCCCGATATCCACGAGTATATCCCGATATGAGAGATCTCATCTAAATTATTATCCGAACTTAAAATTCTTCTGTAAGTGAAAGTATTGTCTACGGTGTTATCCAACATGGATTTTTCCGCAGGCCTGTTCCAATCGCCCCATTCTCCACTACTTTTATATCTGACATACATTCTCCCATAGTAATCGAAGACTTGCTGGACAATTCGTTGTTTTAAGACATCTTTATCTAGGAAATAGGGAAATACGTTCATTAAACCTAAGCCTTGTACCGGGGAATTTAGAGGAACCTCATCATTCACCCATGTATAAATTCCAATTTGAGTACACAAGTCTAAATCATTTGAGCTTTTTAAGTTCACACGATTCAAAAATGTTTCATTAGAAAGCGTTTTCTGGCTAATGGATACATCCTCGCTATCCCCAATTTCTTGTACGATACCTTCTGCCTTCAAATACTCAAGGTCATTCCAACGGTTCACGCCATCACCGATCTTTCTCAATCTGGTATCCGTCTCAAATCCGACCTCACCTTCCATGAGAATAGGGTTCACCTCTCTCCATCTTGTCGACGTATCTCTTCTTAACTGAATTCTTTCCATAGGTAAATAATTTATGAGTTACACCAAATAAGCGTCAGCCCCACCGCAATCGATGGTTCTTGTCCCACCATAATTACTATCAGCCCTACCCCCGTCAAAGATAGAGGCCTTTATCTCGTTAAGTGAGCCTATATCAACGAACTTACTAACATTGTCCTTCCATACGTAAAGATGATATGGGGAGGAAGTTCCTACAGCGTAAGCGTCACCGATATTAGCGGTGGAAGGCAAAGTATCCGCCGTATCCCTGAATCCCAACAAATCATACCCATCCCCCTTCTCTCCCTTGGCCCCAGTATTTCCCATAGGGATTCCAAAGTCGAAAATAGCGTCCTTATCCCCGCTAACGTTCGTTACCGAAGCCTTGCTACCTGCGGGTAACGTCTTTACCTCCCCCACCTTTACGCTTGGCGTTATGTCAATGAGCGGGAAAAGATCATACCATACCTCTTCATCGTAGCTATATTTTACGTATCCCCCAGCCAAGCGAAGGTGTGGAACTTGTCCGTTGTCCCCTTTAGGTCCCTGTGCCTTGAAGCCGGTATCAACGCCATCTTGAAACCAATTTCCGTTAGAGCCTATGGTTATGTTACCCCCGACCGGAAGGGCGTCCGTTATCCTAGTCCAAGAGGAGTCAAGACGGAAGAAATCATCGGCGATACAAAGATCATAGGTGAGCTTCTCGGTTATCGTCTCCTCGTCAAGGTTCTTGTAAGTGATTATGATACCCTTCCTTCTCATCCAGAAAGGCAATTGTATGCGGGTATCCCCAGCCGATCCCATCCAAGGCAAATACACGTTGTTACATTTCCACAATATGGAATCAAGCCTCTCTTTCGTCCTAGCGTCATATACGGCCTGAATGTATGTCAACGGATAGATCGGGAAACGCTCGTTCTTATCCTTGGCCAGCTTGTCTAGCTGCTGTACGCTATCCCTCTCGTAACCCTCGCAAATATCTTTTCGCTCTTCCATGATGTATCGTGCTTTAGTTCGTTATACGTAAAATATGTTGTAGCCGGCGTTAAGTCTCAAGATCAAATCAAGGTCGTTAGCCTTTGACCAATCCTCGCCTTCCTTCTTGTAAAGGGCCAGCTTGAAGACGCTCGTATTATCCCGTTGATCTAACTTGTAGGTGTTCCCGCCCAGATAGAAAGGCTTTCCTACCCTTATGCGCTGGTCGCCGTTCTCCGTAAGATCAATGTTCTTACGGCCTTTGTACAATGTCCTTACCTTCGGCTTGTAGATACTGAATACAAGCTTAAATATCTTTCTGATGATTTTGTATATGAATTGTCTCATGATTATAATGTTTTAATGGTTATACGGTAGCTCCGGTGGCATCGACCCAGTTCGTGCCTGTCCACCAAATAGGCTTGTTTAAAGTTATGTCGTAATAAGTAGAACCTTTGTAATAAGAGTTAAGTATCGGTCTTTCTTTTGTAGAACCAGTTTCATTACAAAAAAGAACAGGCTCTTTACTACTGACTTTTATCCAATAAATACCATTAAACTCAAGAATAGATTCAGCAGGAAGTGAAACTGAATTAGAAGGAATATCCGTATCTGTAAGAATAACATCATTTAATGCTTGCCATACATTACCTGATGACCATGCTACCTTATCCCCTACTCTAATTGCGGTACCTATATTATCTGGTAATAAATAATTAAAATAAGAACAATCTCGTAAAGCTTTTACAATCTTATCATCTATATAATAAGATTGGCCCTTCTCCATTATACCAACATAGTCAGCTTGAATATTCTCAGTCTTTCCTGTCATCTTATAGATAACAGCATTTGTTTTGCCATATAAATACAAATCCCCAATATTACCCATATAATTGAGTGTCTTGATGTAACATTTACTGGTACTCAAGTACCCGCCTCTCATAACATTATTAGCTACACTCATATAATCAACTTTGAACCAATCAAAGTTTTCAGATCTTATATCAAACACAAAGAAAGCGCCAATAGTATTTATATTGCTATTATTCTCATAAGTTAATCTTCTTATCTCCCTATTACTAATAGGTACAAGTCGCGATTTAGTCAAAGTGTATTGTATCAATGCTTTATAGAATCCTAACTCAGGTCTTGTAGCTATACCATCAATCTGATTGTCAGTAAAATCTACATTATACATATTCTGTATCAAGAAGTATCTTCTATCCACAGCATCATCCTGTACAAATTTGAATTTATTACTTCTGATACTTAGATTAGTACCCATCACATATACAGGGTATATACATACACCTGCTCTATAAGCTGGTGAAGGTAAGTTATATTTTGCATTATAATGGGAAAAGTCAAAGTCATTACCTTCAATAATTATAGTTTCACATGCTGGTGAATTGACTGTGTTAGTATCCTTATCTGTATAATTTCCAGATGATCCAAGAGCTATAAGCGCATTAAAACACTTGCATCTATTATTCCTAATAGTAATATTAGTAGCAAGAGTAGCTACTAAAGCAGCATTCAAACACTCAACATCATTATTTTCAGCAGTAACAGATTCACTTCTATATTGACCCCATTCTGATGTGTCAAGTATAGAACTCATTCTACTTTCTCTAATGATATTGCCTTTGAACTCTGTGTATAGACCATGAGCATTAAGTAATGAACCTGTATAGTAACATCTTTCAAACAAGTTTCTATTTATCTCAAGTTTATTACATACAGCCAGTAAAGGAGTTGCTCCTCTATTATAATCATGTACATAGTTATCACTGAAGACCACATTCAAATCCACTCTTTTAAGAGTGGGCATTGTGATATTAATCCATTCAAAAGCCTCATTATTGTAGAACTCGGAATGAGAGATTTCAAAGTAATTACAATCTTGCCCAGTAATTAACTGCCCTATAGTTGTAGTAGGAGTAGGTCCGGGGTTTGGATAACCTGAAACAGTATCACCAAATACACAATTAGTAATTCTTACATCCTTAACCTTATCGCATAGAATAAGACCATCACCTATATAAGCATTGTTGTATATAAATTGAGTATCTCCTATAAATGAGATATTATCCAACTTGAAGTAACTTTGATTAGTTACGGTAAATACTCTCTTCAAGGCTGATGCTACATTAGGATACTTAACTACAGGCTTAATAGTTACACTCCCCAATCCTTTTATTGCAGCCGGAAAGTTTACATCCACCTCTGAGAAGAGATACGTTCCCTCTGTAAATTCAACTCTATTTGACGCAACACTGAATAAACCTCTTATTTGTGAAGATATATCAGTAGATCCAGTTCTGTCTAATTTAAACCATGCTGTAGTACAAGTATCATTAAGCAAGTTGCCCTTAAGGGTTATATTATTGAATACCTCTGTATTTGCAATTAAAATCGTATTGTAAAAGCGTATAGTACCATTCCTCAAACTCCCCCCTTGGAAATCCAGCACGCAATTGTCCGGCACCTCAATCGTCTGACCGGCTAGGCAGTAGTCGTACTGGATGATGTAAATGGTATTAGGCTTTCTCATCATGTGCTGCGTGAGCGTGTTCACGCCGTTCACGTAATGCTTCCGGAGGTACACCCGTCCCATTCCGGAGTAATCCTTCGGTGCGTATTCCTTATCTTTCAGTTTCAAGGTCTGGTTTTCCGAAACGGTTATATCCTCCTCGTCCGGAAGATTGGTAATGCTCTTGTTTCCTATCAATTGCTTCGTAGCCTCGGAAAGATCGTCCGGATCGACGGAACCGGGCTTCAAGTCCGTTACCTGTTGGTTGGTGATGTCGATTATCTCGTTCCTCAATCCCCTCCGGGTGATATACGTATCACGGATAACGTTGCCCTCATGGTCTCTCCAAGCACGGTCTACCGTGATCTCCGGGGTAAGGTCGATGTCCGGCTTGAAACCGGCGGGACGGGCTGATACCGGGGCATGGCTCTTGATCTCATCAACGACATCCCCCATATTATTAACCTTGTCCTCCGCTTTCTCTACACGATTATCAAGTTTTTCCGTATCTTCTCTAATATCCTCTATGGCATTGTCTTGTGCCTCCAACTCATCGGTAATGGCCTTTTGGCTCATGGTATCAACCTCGCTATCACCACGGGAATTGAGTACGCTTACGTAACGCTCATGCTTCAGCCACTCTCCTTCCGTACCGTTCCAATCCCCACGTAATACGGCCAGCTCGTATGAGGACAAACCATCATAGCCATAAGTGGCGGTAGAGGTCTTTACTTTCAGCACGACGACACCTTCTCCGATATTCGTAGCCTCGTCCTCAAATTCGGTAATAGAGAAAAGATCCTCTTTCTTGGAGCGGCATACGCTTCGTGTATCAAAGACATGATCCATATTCTTGACCCATATCGCCTCGATAGAGTAAGTTCCTTCTTCCAACTCTGAAGGAATGTCTACATAAAGCGTACCTTTGTCCGCTCTCGCTTGAAGTAGATATTTCTCCCGGTTGCCTAATAGAAAAACCTTTACATTAGATCGGGAGAAATCCTCTTTCACCGGGCTTATCCCCTTGTAAATAGTCCACTCTACCCGAATTAACCTGTCCTTGAATATGTATACCATGATTCTATAGTCTTGTTATTGATTGGAGTTGGCCCCGGATGGATTGACACCCATAAGAACCAACGCTTGATTAAACATACTGTCCGCATGCTGATCCCTGTAAGTAAGCAACGTGAGGCCGGATATATAATAGATCAGCGCCTTTTTCAGCTTGGGGCTTACCTCCAAGCTATCCGTTATATCCTCGTCCGTTATGATCCCGATCTCGAACGTATCGGATTTATCCTTCGCCTTATATAGCTCCAATGTCTTACCCGGCCTCATGGTCAACGCCAGTTTAGGTCTTTCCCATGTCCCCGTTGCGTATGGATCCGACAGCGTGGCGTATTCCTTATCGTTCCAATAGATAGGATCTGAAATAAATAAAGGCCATGATGATAGCCTAGCGTAACAAATCCGAGAGTAGTTCTCCGGCAAGCTTACATGAGCGACAAGATCTTCCTCTATGGTTCCGTCCGTTATTATCTTGTTTGGTTCCAACAGGCCCCAGTCTGCGTTACCGTTCACGAAGCGCAACGCCTCCGATATCTTGGACTTGATAATCGTGTCCATTTCCTCGTTATCCTGCGTTCCTAGGAACTCAGCGTCATTAAGCCCGATCTCGTCTATGCAGATCTTGACCTCACTCACTATGTCGCTCACGCTAATATCCATATCATTTCATGTTCGGGAACGAGACACTTAATTTATCCTTTAACTCCTCGAGCATATCATCGTTCTCCACTTTATAGCCCATCTTGGCGAAATAGTCAATAGCATCATTCACGTTCTTTACGGTCTTGACCTCTTTCACTTGTTTTTCCCGGCCTCTCGAGTTCCTCATGACCGAGACACCAGACACATCATCGTCTTTTAACGTAGAGACGAGCCGGATAGACGTACCAAATCGGCAATCATTCTCGATAGCGTCTTGTACGAAAGGGTTGCTAGTCCGTAGTAAGGCGTTCTTGCCATTGATGAAATTACCGCCCTTGAACTCCATGCTGACCCTTGTGCCGCAGTATATAGTACGGAGCATGCAATTATCCTTGCCTACCAACTCATATGTTTTCGTGATCATTCGATTGATTTTATTAGACCCACCGTGCGTTTGCTCCGGTGGGTCTTGTTTGACAATATTACAGTTTACACGTTAATCTCTCCCTTGTATGGTTTCCATGCGGTACCGTCATATACATACAATCCGACGGCGTGCGTATCGTCCGCTACGGTCAAGTAAACCACATCGTCCTTTTTCGGTGTAGATACGGAACTCAGGGAAGCCACGCTGGAAACTACTGTGTCAAGCATAGACAGCTTATATCCGCTCACTGTCACGTCCGGACCGATCAGCATCGAGTTATAACCCGTAAGCATCAAGCAGTCATCCTGAATATAATATTGGGATTTGGCCTCCCGTACCTCACCGCCTTCTCCCTTGGAATGATCCACGGTAAGAGTCTTTCCTTTCTGGTAGTAATAACGCTTGGCCTCGGACATCGGGAAAGCGACGGCGCATTCCTCATATCCAAGATCGTCAAGGGCGTGCTCGACCTTGAAGTTCAACTTTCCGAAAGTGGTCTCGAAAGAGGAGATATCAATACCGATATTCTGTTTCTTGACGAATGAGATATCCTTATGTTTCGTAAAGTCGATGTTCAGCAACTTCTCGATGAACTTGGTACCGCAATACACGTCCATCTCGTTCGTGTTCGAGTACTTTCCGAAAAGCATACGGGTGATACCGATAAGATCGGCGAACTCCAATGTCGAACCGATCTGGTAACCCAGCCGTAATTGTCTCAACACGCCTTTCTGGGCATACACGTATTCGGTACCTGTTTTCTTGGAGCCATACTTCACGAACTTCGTACCTACACCGATCAACATCGTGCGTGTACATTTCTTGCGGAAATTAGACAAAGTCCAATCCTTCAAGTCTTGCACGTTCCACTTAGCCTTCTTATTGATACGCTCGAAGAATTCCGTCCACGTGATCGGACATACCTTCTTCTGCAAGTAGGCGATCTCTTTCTTGGGATAAGCGGAATCCGGGGCGATCTCCACCTCACTCTCACTCATGGCCGGTGCCATGATGTGCAATCCGGTACCCGCTTTCAAATCCGGCACATACATGTTTTTTCCTTCATCCAACGGGCCATTAAGAGCGGAAACCATAATACCGTTAGCCTTATCCGCGGATATGACATAGAGGACTAACGGGCTACCGTCAGAATTTCCGTTCTCATCATATCCGGTTACGCCGTCTACCAAGACAGTGTTGCACTCGGCAAATAACTTCTCGTCATTCTTATACAAGCTTAGCTTTACCTCAGCGTCCTTTTCAGTGTTGGTCACCGCCGCCTTGGTAACGCAATCCATTATAGCCTCGCCAATATT